GCAGAGGATTTGGGTGTGCCGCGCCCTACAATTTCGCGCTATGAAACGGGGGCGATTAAAAAACCTGCACCCGCAATTTTAGAAACAATGAGTGACTATTTGCAGGTCGAATTAGAAGATTTGTTTTCGGTCGAAGATAATCTCAAAACAAATGAAAGCGCGGTTCCTTCTGGGGTCAAGAAAGGCGAGCAAATTCAATGGAAGCTTTCAAAACCACAGGTCGAAACAGTCATTGAAAGACTGAGAGACATTGCACCCGCCATTGCAGCATCAGAAGGCAAAACTCAAAAAGTCACCATTGATCTGAATTTCAACATAAATCTTTTGAGCGGTAGCTAACTAATGGACGTGAGAGACGAACAACTTGCCCTTTGGAGACGAACGTTTCCTTCGGGCAAGCAGATATTCGAGGGGAAAGACCCTTGGATAATCTGGGGTGTTGTGGATTGCAACAAACGCGCAGCGGTCATCAAGACAAGGCTGCACGATGGTCAACTGCGAGCAAGCTGGGCTGACCTGTTAAACCGCAAAATTAACGATCCAGAGAGAAACTGGACAGATGAAACATTTGATCCGTTGACGCTGATCAGAGAGGCCGAAGGTACATGAGTATAAATCCAAAGCTTTTAGAAGATGCAAAGCTTGTGAACCAAGGCCTCTATCAAACGAACGGCGGCAAAAAGTTTGCCGAAAAAAAAGGAATTGGAAACGAACGCGCAGAGGTTTCCAAAAGGACTTTGCAAATCGTAAAGATGTGGAACGATGGACTCCGCGCCAATGAAATTCACGAAAGAATTGGCGGCAACTTAAAGGCCATCAAAGACGCGCTAATGAGGTATCGGGGTGACCTTACAGATCGAAGTGGGAACTATTACGACATAAAGGATCTGTCTGGTGAGGATTACGATAGGATCATGCGGTCTTTAGAAGCGTGTAAGAGGAACGTCAGCCGAGGAGAGGCAAAGAAGATTGATTTTCTGCAAGCCTTCTTGAGAAAGTTCCCGCGAGAATTGCGATATATGCGATGATCAATCTGTTCGATGACAAAGAGGCCGTGATTGCAAAAGTACTGCGGCACGAAAGCAGCGCCAGAGAGGGTGATGGGCGCATCTGGGTCTATCGCAATGACTTAGGCGAAGAACTCCTGTCTAATTCGAAATACGACTGCACAAGAGCGGCGAGACAAGACCTGAGATTGTGTCGTGTTGATGTCCTGATCGACTACACGGCTGAAGGTAAGGTCAAGGGCTTCGAATATTCCGACACCTATAGCAATCGCAACATTGATCACGTTTCAAAGAACCTCGCGGCTTCACGCCGAAAAGTGCATAAATTAGAAAAATGGGTCGAAGAATTGTGTCGTGAAAGAGATGATTTACGCAAGAGGCTCAGAAACATTGAGCGTTATGCGGCAGACAAATGAAGTCGTGCGGCTCAACCTCGGATCTGGAAATCGTAACAAACCTTTGGAGAAGCTTTGATTTGAGGTCAAGCCACCTCAAACGTCTACCATAAGCAAGAAACCGATCAATGCGAATATTGCTTTTTAAATTACAAAATGTAATAAATGCCTCGAAGGATTTATATAAAATGACAAGAGATAATGTTCATGAGTTTAAAAAGCTAGATCCTTCAAGGGTTGAAAAGGGGAACAACTGCAACGAACTCGAAACGATGTCGTTACTATATTGTGTCGATTGTGGTGAAATGAGGTTTGAGGTGGTGATGCTAAATTCAGCAGCAAATATTAGCGACAACGGTATTTTTGCGATCTGTGACAACTGTGGAACCATTAATGATCCAAGGGATTTGTTGCATGACTGAAAAGCCGAAGAAAATCCCCCAAAAGCTGGGGCGAAAGGAACACGCACCAACTTCCGAGAAACAGAACCTTGTAAAGCTATGTATGGCGAGTGGGTTCAACCAGCGAGAAACGGCGAATTGCTTGGAGATCGACACCAAAACGCTGCGTAAATATTACGGGCCACAACTGGAGTTTGGAAGAGAGCAAGCAAACGTCCAAGTCGCGGGTTCACTTTTCAAGCAAGCGCTCAAGGGAAATGTTCAAGCAGCTATTTATTGGTCGAAGGTTCATATGGGCTGGCGCGATAATAGCGAAACGACAACCGTGATAAACATTGCACCACAAAAGATTGAAGCCCCCGTCATAGAGGGAGAGGCGATTGACCTTGATGCAATCCGAAATCAGTGAAGAGGTCATTCAGCTTTCAAGGCCGCAAGCCCTTGTCGCTCAGTCGCGCTCTAGGTTTCGTGTGCTGGTCGCTGGGCGTCGAACTGGTAAGTCGTTCTTATCCCGCTTCATCTTGTATCAACGCGCTAGGTCGAACGCTGACAACGTGTGCTGGTACGTTGCGCCGACATATCGGATGGCACGTCAAATCATGTGGAAAGATTTAAAAAACCATGTGCCGCAGCATGAAATCCAAAAAAAAGATGAAACCGATCTTCGGATCGAACTTATCAATGGGTCTATTATTGCTTTGCGTGGCGCTGATAATCCCGACAGCCTTCGTGGTGTTGGTCTTGATTTTCTGGTTATCGACGAAATCCAAGACGTGAACCCCGAAACATGGACAGCCGTGCTGCGCCCTGCCCTTGCTGACAAGAATGGTCGCGCCGTATTCTGTGGAACTCCCAAAGGATATAACTGGTTTTATGACCTGTTCTCTGGTGCGAATGAGCAGCCCGACTGGGAAGCTTTTAGATTTAGAACCATAGAGGGCGGCAGGGTTGCCCCGTCAGAGATCGAAGCGGCAAAGCGCAGCATGGACATCAGGCTTTTTCGACAAGAGTTTGAGGCCTCATTTGAGACGCAGGGGGGCCGCGTTTATCACGCCTTTGAGAGATCATTCAATTTAGCGGATTGCGAAGACACGGGCGGGACGCTGCACATTGGCATGGACTTTAACATCAACCCCATGTCGGCGGTGGTTTGTGTCGAGGCTGGCAATGAGATCTGGGCAATAGATGAAATCAGCATTCCAGACGCCAATACAGATTTGATGGCGCAAGAGATAAAAGGTCGCTATAATGGGCGGCACATAGTCGTTTATCCAGACCCCAGCGGCAAAGCGCGAAAGACAAGTGCCGCCGTGGGTCAGACAGATTTTAGTATTCTGGAAGGGTACGGCTTCGACGTTGTGGCAAGTAACAAAGCCCCGCCGATTGTGGATCGCATCAACGAGGTGAACGCGATGCTCTGCAATAGCGATGGCGAAAGACGCCTCTTCATCGATCAACGGTGCAAAAACCTCATAAAATCGCTCGAAGGCTTAATTTACAAAGAAGGCTCAAGTATGCCCGACAAGACTTCTGGCTTGGATCACATGGCAGACGCCGTTGGCTATCTCATCCATGAAATGCATCCGATTGACGGAAATCAGGCTGTAGGCCCGATCAAGATTGCAAATTATTTTGGCTAGGGGATCATCATGCCAGTAAATTCACAACACAGAGAATATGAAATCTACAAATCACAGTGGAAGCGCATTCGTGACGCGATTGCTGGTGAGGATGCGATAAAGGCCGCAGAGGGCGAGCATTTGCCCAAGCCAGCGGGTCAGGACAGCTACGACTATAAACAATACCTCAAAAGGTCTTTGTTTTATGGCGCGTCAGGTCGAACGGTGCAGGGTCTTGTCGGTGCGATATTCCGCAAAGAGCCGATCATTGAAATTCCATCACGAATTGAGCCTCTGCTTAAAAACGTGACGCTCACAGGGTTGCCGTTCGCAAACTTCGCAAAGATGACTGTTGAGGAAACGATCTCGATGGGGCGCTGCGGTGTTCTGGTTGATCGTCCAACTGGTGAGGACGGTCAGGCATATCTGAGGCTTTACCCAGCGGAAAGCATTATCAACTGGCGCACAGTCAACGACGATGGGATGGAAAAGCTTGAACAGGTTATCTTGCACGAAGAACGCCAACGGGCCGAAGCTGATGGTTTTGGCACAGAGTTCTACAACGTCTATCGTGTTTTAAATTTAACAGAAGAAGGCTACGAGGTCAGCGTTTATGAGGAAGGCGAAGATGCTGGCGGCGATCTGGTTTATTCAGCGGTTGAGAGCTATGAGCCGAAAAAGCGTGGTGAGCGTTTAGATTATATCCCGTTTATTTTTATATCGCCAAACGATCTGACGCCGCCTGTTGATAAATCGCCAATTCTGGATCTGGTAAATGTAAATTTATCACATTACCGCACACAGGCTGATTTAGAGCAAGGCAACTATCTGACATCAAGCCCAACGCCTTATATCGTGGGCCAGAAAAACGCAGAGAACGCTGCTTGGTCTATCGGGTCTGGGACGATTTGGTTCTTGAGCGATGGCGCATCAACAGGAATGCTTGAGTACACAGGGGCGGGTCTTTCGTTTCTTGAGAAATCACTGGATCGCAAGCAAGCCATGATGGCGCTCTTGGGTGCAAAGCTTCTTGAGGAAAGCAAGCGAACCGCAGAGGCCGCAGAAACGCTCAGAATACGCGGAAGTGGCGAGAGCAGCATTCTGTCATCGATTGCGGAAACCGTGTCTCAGGGGCTTGCCAAGGCGCTTGAGTGGATGGCTGAGTGGGAAGGCGTAGACGCTGACATCAGTGTTGAACTGAACAAAGACTTCGTGGACGCCAAATTGACCCCGCAAGAACTCACAGCACTTGTTCAAGCTTGGCAAGCTGGCGCAATGGGTCAGGCCGACATGCTTTACAACTTGCAGCGCGGTGAAATGCTCAGACCAGACGCCAATATTGAAGATATTCGTGACGAGATCGATCAGGAAACGCAACTAGATCGTGACGATATCGTAGAGGATGAGGCCGAGGAACTAGAGGACACTGACCCAATCGACATTGCAGCGGAGTGACCTAGATGCTCAAACCCAAGATCGCCCCGACTTCTTTGAACGTAAGCGATAAGGTTCAAGACCTGTCGATCATTCATGCGATAAATTTAGAAAGATTAAAGCAGAGTGAGGTTGTCAAGGTTCTAGACATTCTGGACGATCTTGGGCTGTCGATCCAAAAGCAATTGGAAAAGATTGACCCAACAGGCGTGGGGCCAACTTATAGAGCGCGGCGACTGGCAAAGCTTCTCCAAAACGTAAAGGCGACAACGAAGGCACATTTCAGTAAGGCCAAGGCGGCGAACAGCAAAGGCCTGAGTGGGGTCGCGTCTGTCAGCGCTAAAGCCACACAAAATATCGTCAACGGCTCTCTGGGCGTCTCTCTAGGCGCGGCATTGCCATCTGCGGCGACTTTACAGTCTTTGGCTGGCAAGGTGCTTATTGAGGGCGATGTGGTCAGTGAATACTGGAAACAGCAAAACGCACAGGTGACAGGAAACTTTCTTCGACAGATGAGAATGGGCGTTGCTGGCGGTGAGGGATTGCAGAGCCTCATTCAGCGCGTTCGAGGGACTAAAGAAAACAACTTCACCGATGGCATTATGAACGCCACGAAGAAAAAGGCTGAGACGCTGGTTCGATCATCTGTTGCGGCGGTCAACAACGAAGCAATCATCAAAACCTACCAAGCCAATGAAGATCTGTTCAACGGCTATCAATGGATGGCAACACTAGACAGTCGGACAAGCGACATTTGCAAGGCAAGATCAGGGCTGACTTGGGATAAAGATTTCCAGCCAGTCGGTCATGGAATTGGTTGGTCAGCGCCACCCGCTCACTTCAATTGTCGATCAACGGTCATAGGGGTCTTAAAGCCTTGGGCTGACTTAGCAAACAAGCCCTTGCCAGCGGTTGGTGCGGAAACGCTAAAAGAAGAACTCACGAAGTCTCTCATGGCCCGTGGCTTGTCCCCTGCCCTAATCAGCAAGGCGATCAATAAAACCCAGCAATCTATGGACGGGTTTGTTGCTGGGGATATAAATTTCGAAGATTGGCTGAAGGGCAAAACCGAACGGTTCCAGAAAGCTATTCTGGGCGACCAAAAGTGGGAACTGTGGAACACAGGCAAGATTGGATTT